CACAACCCTATACCGAACTTAGTTAAAAAAATATGTGTTAACGGAAAGCAAAACCTTCTCTAGCCCGAAAACGCATTTTAAAGCATTCTAAGGCCACTTACCCCTAAAAAAGCCGTTCTAGGGGTATAGTATAGGGTAATAAGAGTTTTGCCCTTAGCGTGGCTCTCTGTCAATCCTCAGGCAAATCTAGAAGGTAGTGTCAACTTATGTTTATAGATGATGTTAAATACTATTTTATAGGAGTTTTATAGTGTAAAATATAGGTATGTTGGTAACTCCTACTATATAAAGGTTTCGGTAGTTCTCTCCTTATAGAAGACATTTTAGTAAAAAACACTAGTAACTATATTATATTATTGAATATAGTAACAAAGGAGTGACAAGCATGTCGGGATGTGGCGGGACTTATATTAATTTGATTCATACAAGGTGATATATTGGTTAATATTAATAAGATAGTACAACATGAAATAGAAGATGAAGTATTAAAATTAAGGGATGAAGGATTGGGTTATAAAGAGATAGCTCAATCTATTAATGATGCACATGAAGACTTCTCAATTAGTTTTATGTCAGTTAAGAGATTTTTAGATTCTTATAAAGTTCAATTAGAAGAAAAGAAGATTGATAATGGAATCGACACTTGGGAAGATTTACGTGGTGAATTTAGAGCGAAGATGGATGATTTAGAGGATGAAACACAAGAGATATATCTTATTATGAAAAAGTCATTAAAAAAGATAGTATCTGAAGATGATAACTATAAAACTATTAAAGCAGCAAAAGACACATTAACTGCTTTGGATCAACAAAAGAAGAATTGGATAGATTTGATTCAATGGGGGGTTAACGAATTCAAACCTAGAAACCAAGCACAAACATTAAATCTAACAAAGATTAATAATATGTTTATAGAGTTATCTGATAAGTTATGTCCTGCATGTAGATCTAAGATTATAGATATAGTATCTAACAAAGAAGAAGAATAAGGAGGAATTATATAATGCCAGGTGAAGGATATGATTGGACTATTACTTTAAAGAAATTTTTTACTGGACTTGCACTAGTTATCATTCCAGAAGCACTCTTATACACAGTTAACTTTCTAGAAACAGAAACGTTTCCACCAGAATATGCTGCTATAATTGCAATATCAGTTGCAGTACTACATTCTCTAGTTAATATGGTTAAACATTGGAATGATTAATTGTATGTTATTTTTTTATGTTTACTAAATAAGGAGTAAGATTATGGCATTAAAAGACGACAGTATCGGAATGAAAGTATTTTATGCAATCGTTTTCGGTATGACTGGATATATTCTAGGAGTTTTGCTAGGAGAAACTGAAATCTTTCCATCATTACCTTGGGAAAGTATCGGTCTCTTTCTTGGTGTTCTCGTAGGATTATTCAAAGAAAAACTCTTTTAGGTGTATCTTAACCTTATATAATTGGGAGTAAACCTCCCTCTAATTTCTTTCGATGACAGATAATATATTTAGTTTACTTGGTGAAGACCAATTAAAAATACTGAAATACACATCAGATCCTGTTGCATTTATGACAGATTTGCTAGGATTAGATTGTGAATCATTCCATCAGGAATGGTTAAAAGCATTTGAGGATAATAAATTTACAGTTCTTTTAGCTCCACGGGGCCATGGTAAGACAACGACAGTTGGTTCATATATCTTATGGAGAATAGTAAAGAATAGAAATATTAGAATTCTAATTGTTACTATTAACCAAGATAAAGCTAACAGTATGATGACCTTTGTACAAGAAAATCTATCTAAAAATACGAAATTAATAGACTTATTCGGAGACTTTAAAGGACATTCAAACTGGTCAAGAGACCAAATTCGTGTAAAATCATCTAGTGAAGTTCAAAGATTTTATAATGAACCTACTTTAAAGGTTCTTGGAGTATCATCTAAAATTATATCAGCTCACTATGACCTAATTATCTTAGATGATATAACAGATAACAATAATTCTAAAACAGAACACCAAAGAGGAGAGTTAGAAGATTGGTACAATGGTCCTTTAGTTGGTACTTTTCTGTCTAATACAAAAGTTATTAACATTGGAACCAAGTGGCATGAAGATGATATTCATAGCTATCTATCTAAAAAGTCTGGATTTAAAACTTATAGATATCAAGCATTGTTAAAGGAACCTGATGAAAATGGCAACGGAGCAGAAGTTCTATGGCCTGAACATCTTCCTTATGATGTTAATATGATAAAAGAGTTAAACATAAAGAGAGAAAAGGAAAATAAACCTTTATTAACTGAAGATAGTTTAACTTTAGAATTTATTAGAAGGCATCAAGGTGAAATGCACTTTCAGATGCAATATCAAAATGAGATAATGGCATCAGGAATCTCAAAGTTTAAGAGTGAGTGGTTACACAAAGCAAAAGAAAAGTTTATAAAGTTAGGAGGAATTATTCCAACTAATCTAAAATACTACATGGGAGTTGACTTTGGTGGTGAAGATAAAAAGAGTGATTACTTTGCTGTGAGTGTTGTAGGAGTTAACTCTGATGGTGATGTATATGTTATAGATAACTATAGAACACATTCATCTTTACACAGACAAATTGAAATAATAAAATCTATGGATGACAAATGGCATCCTAGTAGAATAGGATTAGAAGCATCCGCTCAACAAAAGATAATTGTTGATGATATAATTAGAGATAATCCAAATCTACCAATAGTCCCTATTAAATCATCTATAGTCAACGATAGAGATACTAGAATGGACAGAATGTCTCTTTTATTCGAGACAGGAAGAATCTATCTTAATCCCTCTTTAGAGAATTTAATTAATGAATTAGGAATGTATCCTTTAGGAGCACATGATGACTGTGCTGATTCATTATCATTTTCTATACAAACCTCCGATTCTGGAGGATTTATAGATTATTCTAATGTAAAAGACTTCATATCTACTAAATCTTCTTATAAGATATATAAAGTCTAATGTTTGAAATGGAGAGAGTATATGAATACTAAGGAAGATATCGAAACTGTTCCTATAGGCGATAAAGAAATAAAAAGTTACATAAATGCCTGTAAATATGCTTTTAATAATTCCAATGAAGTACTTTTAGTATCTAGAGGAAATAACATAAAGAGAGCAATTGATGTTGCAGCAATCTTCATAAGACAATATCTAGAAAATCCTACATATGAAATTACTATAGGAAGTGAAGGTTATGAAGAAAGAAATGTAAGTACATTAGAAATTCTATTAAAAGGTGTATATAAAGATGAGTCTAAATCCCTTCTCAAAGAAGATTAAGTATTTAAAGAAAGATGGTAAGCCAAAATCAGTTGTAAGAACCGGAGAAGGTTCTTCTGGTGGAGGTATATCATCTAGAGAAAGAAACCCAACTCTATTAAATACTTATTGGACATACTATTCTGGAGAAGGAACTATATTTGCATCTATAAATAGTATAGCTTTAAATACTACAATGGTTGGTTATACTATTGAATCTGAAAATGAAAAAGCAAGAGACTTAATAACCTCATTATGTAAACGAGTACGGCTTCCACAAGTAATGAAAGAAGCAACTAAGAATGCATTAATATTTGGAGATGCATTCATAGAAAAGATAAAAACTGGTAAAGGTCTTATATCTAGACTTAAAGTCATAGATAGTAGAACTGTTATTATAAATGATGATAAATTTGGAGATATTGTAGATTTTCAACAATATATTGGTGGAAAATTAATAGGATCTCCTTTAAAACCTGAAGAAATATTACATTTTAGATTATTTCCTATACCTGGTTCTCCTTATGGAATATCTTTAATGACTCCAAATATGGATACTATAGACAGAAAGGTAGCAACTGACGAGTCTTTGTATAATGCAATTCAAAGACATACTGCAAAATATGTAGTTACAGTAGGTTCAGAAAAAGACGGACAAGTTCCTCCATCAACTGTCATGGATGACATTAAAAAGGAGTTTGAGGATATAAATTCCAAAAATGAATTTATTGTTCCATGGTATATATCTATAGCAACAATAGATGAAAGAGGAGTTCAAGGTGTAAGAGAATATTATGATTTATTTCAAACACAAATGATTGTAGGACTTATGTGTCCAGAAGAGGCTTTAGGACAAGGCAAAGGATCTACAGAAGCAACTGCAAGAGTTAAAGCAGTATTATATGAAAGAATGATTAAGGGATTTCAAACAGATATATCAGTCATGTTAGAAGATCAATTATTCAAACCATATCTAGAGGAAAATGGAATAGATATGGAAGATCCAAAGAATTGGGTTTATATTAATTTCAATAGTGTTACAGCAGAAGATGAAGCTCTAAAAGCTAAATGGTGGGGTAATATCTTAAGAGGATTCAAAGGTGATATTCCTCTCACAGGAAATGAGTTTAGAGCACAATTTGGATTAAAACCTATTGAATCATTAAATGAATTGTTAACTAATAAAGATGTAAATAGTGAGGAGGTAGAAGATGACGAAGAATCTACACCATCATCAGATAGTGAATCTAAAAAACCTAACACAGACGAAGATAATTCAGAAGAGTAGTGAAGTTAGAATCTTTAGAGATGCTACTCTAATAACTCCAGGAACTTGGACTGATTCAGTATCTAGAAGACCAATCACTTATCGTCCTAACGAACTTATGCAAGGCTCTAAAAGATGGATATCTAATTATCTAAATCTAGACCACGATTGGAGTATTATGAAACTAGCAGGAACTGTTCAGAACGTAACTTGGAAAGATAATGCAGTTAAGGGAGACTTATATATAAATACTAAACTTTCTGCTGGTAGAGAAGCAGTAACTGCAATAGATTTAGGATTAGTTAAAGCATTATCAGTTGAGTTACAATCTAGTGATACCTATGATAATGATACATATGAACTAGTAGCAGGAGACATAGACTTCTTAGGTTGTGCTATAGTCTATGGAGACCGTGGAGCGTGTTCCGATGCCAGAATCTAAGGTTGAGTGTCCATTTAAAGATATATGTAAAAACTTTAATGTAGAATGTTATCATTGTATTCTTAATAAACTAGTTGATGTAGATAATTATCTAGTATATAAAGATGGTAACAAATCAATAAAATATATTTAATATGGATATAAATCACAACCTAGTAACAGGATGTCCGCTATGTAATGTTTTTTTAGATATAGATAATAGTTTTATATCTGATTTGCATTATATGGATGGAGATTCTATAAATAACTCTGACTTTGTAATAGTTAGTTGCAAAACATTATCTACTCCAATGATAGTTGTTAGAGATCATGTTCCTAATATATCTAATGACTTATGGGGTAAGATGTTATACATTTGTAGAAAGGAGTATGGTAATAATATAAGACTTAAATCAAATCTTAAATTTATACCAGAGCACTTTCATGCACATATTATACAGCAATAAGGAGAATAAATATGCCAGCACCACCTAAAGAAGGAGAATCACAAAAAGATTTTATTGGTAGATGTGTTCCTGTTGTTATAAGTGAAGGAAGACCTAAAGACCAAGCAGTAGCTATTTGTTATTCTATGTGGAGAGAAGCACATCCAAGCTCAAAGAAATCTAATAATCTATCATCTTTAAAGAATATACTATCTAATATTCAAACTTATCTTAATCAATTATCTAAATCTATGTAATTTCTGTTATATAATAAGGGAGAGATATTATATGTCATTAATCGGAGGATATCGTTACACAAGTCCGTCCTCATCTTCTGCGTTGAATCCTGATAATACTATAGTTAACTTTATGGGTTTTCCAGTATCAGGCTTGTCAGACTCTAACGCCATTGCATGTTGCCTATATGTTTGGAACCCAACAGCTAAGAATTGGGAGCCAATGACACAACCATAGATATAGGAGAGTTGCATGGATAATCAAGAGTTGTATGACTATATAAAGCGAATTGAGGATAAAATAGATAAGTTAAATGATACTGTAACTGATACATTTAAGGAATATAACGATACATGTCACAAAAGATGTGGCAATCTAAATAAATTGTTAACCAATCATGTGCAGCATATCAATGGAGACATAAAAAGCATTGATATTGAAGTTGAAAAAGTAAAAAGTAACATTTCAAGAATATTTGAAAAGTTTAAAACGTATGACAAATACATATATGCTGTATTTGTTATGTTACTAACTATTGTAGGTAAATTAATATGGGATATAATAGTGGCGATAAGTCATTAATATCGGTTTTAAAAGGTATAAAAGAACTATCTATGGATAATCCACTTGTTTTTGTAGTTAACTCTGATACTACTCCAAGTGATGACAAGGTAACAGATGACATAAAACTTCAATTCCATATGAAAGGAAATGTAAGTTATATATCTAAAGCAAAGGAATCTGAAAGAATAATTGCTGGATATGCATCTATTATAGAGATAGATTCTGAAAATCAATTTATTCCAAAAGCAACCCTTGAAGATAGTATACGAACCTTACTAGGAAAATCTGATTATGCTAATCTAATGATAACTCACCAAAACATTCAGATAGGTAAAATACTAGAAGGATGGGGAGATTATAAAACCCATATAGATGACAAAGGTCTATTTATTGTAGCATCTATAAGAGATGACTTAGAGATATCTAATGAGATATGGAGTAAAATTACAAATGGTAAGATAAATGGATTTTCTATAGCAGCAGAAGTTTTATTAGCACACGATGAGTGTGATGACAAATCATGTTATACTGTAATCGATAAAATGAATATGTTTGAAGTATCTGTATGTGAATATCCAATAAATGAAAAGTCTGGTTTTGTTGTAGTATCAAAATCAGAAGATTGTGAGAAATGTAATATAAATAAGGGTAAGTCTATGAACAAAGATGAAGAGATAGAAAAGTCAGAGGTTGAAGAAGAAGTAATAGAAGAGAAATCTAAAGTTACAGAAACTAAAGAACAACCTACAGAAGAGAAATCAGAAACTTCAGAAGAAACTACTGAACCTGAGGTGGAAGAGAAATCTGAAGTTGATACAAAAGAAATTCTCAATGGACTGACTAGAGAAATCGAAGCTCTAAAGGGTATTGTCTCAGAATTGGCTAAAAAGCCAGAAGAGGAACCTATGGATGAAGAGGAACCTGAAGAAGAAACTATGATGAGCGAAGAAAAAGCTAATGACGAATGTACCGACTGTGAAGAAAAATCTTATGATGTTCAAAAAGATATCTCTGACTTAAAAAAAGCAATAAGTGAATTAACTTCCTATGTTAAAAAGTCAGAAGAAATCGAAGTAACTTTGAAATCAAAAGATGATGAGATTGCAGAACTTTCAAAACGGATTGAAGTTCTAGAGAAAACAGAAAAACCTAAAACAGTTGTTAAAGAAGATACTGAATCAAAAGAAGAAGTTGAAGAACCAAAATACAAATCATCAATTGTACACGACAAACTTCGACCAGGTACTATCTATAGGGATCTTGATTAAGTATGAGTTGGTCTACTTCTGATATTAGTGATAGTAATCTATATATAGATGGTACTGGAGCTTTTAAGTTTGTATCAGGAGAGACTATCTACGCTGGGCAAGCTGTTTATATATGTAATAGTAATACTGTTAAGGTAACAACTTCATTAACTGGAGAGTGTGACTCTATAGGAATAGCATCCATTGATGCTACATCAGGAAATAGAATAGGAGTATACACTAGAGGAAATGTTGTTAGGTGTTGCTTTGATAGTGATTATAATCCGTCTACTTTAGTATATGCAACTGATGATGGTTTACTTACATCATCTAAAGGTAATGCAACTAAAGTCGTTGGAATAGTAACAGACACACCATTAATATCTATTGGTGGTACTAATTATGTTGGAAGTGTAATGTTATATTAATGTTAATTAAAAGAGGATAATAAATATGGCATGGACTGCTATAACAGATAGAGATATCTGTATTCAAGGAAAAGAGAATAAAATAAATTGTATGGCATCAGGAACTATCTATGCAGGACAAGGAGTTACTCTGTCTACTGGTGGAGATACTTCATATACCTATGTAGTTGCTGGAAATGCTGGATCTGATAAGAAAGCATTAGGAATTGCTGCTATTGGAGCAACTTCTGGAAATCCTATTTCAGTATACACTCAAGGTGCAGTTTGCTGGACTAGAGCTAATTCTTCAGTTTCTGAAGGTGATTGGTTATATGTTGCTGCAGATGGTGATTGGGATGATTGTACTGATGCTGCTGCTACAGAAATTGCAATGAGTGGTGCTGCAATTGCTTTGATGAATCAGGGAACTACTGACGGTTTAGTAAAAGTTCTTTTGAAATAATTAGAGTAATATATGACATGGGATAATTCTGATTTATCATCTGACACTATCTATCAAGATGGTACATTTGGTTTTCTATTTACTGCTAGTGGTAATCTACATAGAGGACAAGCTGTAAAGATTATAGCAAATAATACGGTAACTTCTAGTATACTTGGCTCCAATGGTATAGGAATATGTGACCATAATTCTTACCATGGAGAAGAATGTACTATCTATTTACCAGGTAATATAACGATGGCTTGTTCTCCTGAGTCTATCACATCAGGAAAACTATTGTATGCATCTAGTAATGGATATGTTAGTGAAGGAAGATATAGTTCTGAACGTCCTATGGCAATATCTGTAAGTGACTTTGAAACTGTAAATACCAATAAGGTTGGTAGGGTTTTGTTAATATGAGTTTTTCTATAATAGAAGATTCAATACCTGTACAACCTCCTGTTGGTGGAATTTCTTATACAGCATCAGGTAACATCTATAAAGGTCAAGCTGTATATTTAGCAAATGATAATACTGTAAAGGCTCCTACTGACAATGTCCAAAAGTTATATGGAATTGCGGGATATTCTAAAACAGAAGGAGAGAAAGTTCTAGTATATCCTGTAGGTAATATTGTTAGATGTAAGATATCAAGTTCTAGTACTCTTAGTGCAGGAACATTAGTAGGATGTATTGCTGGTGGTTTTATATCTAACGAAGCTACTTATAATAGTGGAGCAATTATAATTAAGTCTCCATCTACAAATTATGATGATGGAGAAGTGTTGATACTCGGTCATAGTTACTCATTATAATGTGTATGTTATTTATGTTTTATTAAGTATGGAATGAAAATATGACAAATAAACTAACTAAATTGTTACAAATAGGATATGCAGACAACTCAAAGAGAGATGCTATCCTTAACAAACCTTCAACAGAGAAACTTCTTGGTAAAGATGTGAAAGAACTTTTACAATCTGATTCAAGACAAACTTCTAATCTTTTACAAGAGGAAGTTTATAGAACTATCTCTGAAGGAGCAGAACCTTGGAAATGTATGAGAGATATTGTTCCAGTAATTAGAACTGACTCGTATTCTGTTCGTGTTGTAAAAGGAGAAACTGGCACTTATGCAGAAGAACTTGCAGAAGGAGCTAACGTCCCTATTGATACTCAAGTGTATTCAAAAGAGGATATTACCATTAAGAAAGTTGGTACTCGACCATTGATTACCAATGAACTTATTGAAGATGGACTCTTTGATATTGTAAATCTTGAGCTTCAAAAAGCTGGTATGAGAATGGAGAATAAACTTAACCGTGATGTTCTTTTAGAGATTCTTACTGATGCAACTACAACGGATACTGACCCAGCAGGTGCACATCTTTCAGTTTCTGATTTAGCAACAGCTCGAGCTGCAGTTGCCGCAGAAAATTATATGCCAGATAAGATGATTTTCCATCCAACTGCTGAAGGATATCTATTACAAGACTCAAATCTTGCATATGCATCCTTTGCTGGAACCACAAGTCCATTGACAACTGGCGGAATTCCTAAAATCATGGGAATGACTCCATATACTTGCTCAGTTACTACTGGCTCTACTGGACATTATTGGGATAGTACAGATTCTGCAAACCATTATTATGGTATTGTTTTAGATTCTGCTGCAAGCACATATCTTGCAATGCGAAGAGATTTAACTGTTGAACAGTATGATGATCCAATTCATGATATTGTAGGAATCTCTTGTACAATGAGATATGGAACTGCAACCATCCAACCAAAGGCTGCAAACAATATTTTGACTAAGTAAGGATAGAATAATATCTATCCAATTCTTTCTGTTTAATGTGTTTCTTTTAATAAGGAGTGATAGTAAATGCCTGGAACAAGAATACCTGTCCTTAATATAGAAAAGGTTAGAATAGAATCCGGTGGTAGAGGATTATACATCGATGATGATGCATCAAATTTTGATGTAAGTACATGGGATACTAATGTATCTGGTGGAGCCACTGGAGCAGTTGAAGTTTTACCTGCAGCTAGTGCAACAGCTTGGTTAAGAGTTACTGACGATAGTGCTAATGAGTATTATATACCATTATTCAATCATCATTGGTAAGGAATTATAAATGTTAACTGGACGTGGGGATCAAGAGTGGATGAAGAAGGATGTTCAAGATAGTAGAAATAAAGCATTAGAAAATAGAACAGGATATTCTGATGCTGAGTTAGAAAGACTAGAAATCACATCTATAGAAGATGGTGGTGGAGAAACTGACTCTGATAACTATAAAGTAAAACAATATCCATTTCCACTAGATACAACAACTGGTACTAGACAGAAAAAGGATATCAGATATACTGATAAGAGAATAGGAGAGTAAATATGGTAGATTATTCCCCACAAGTTGTTAATGAATACGATGTAAGGAATTTTGTTTCTCCTCCATTAGATTATGATGATGTATCTAAAGCAGAAATTTTATTAAAGATAGAATCTGTTGAAAGTTATGTTAAATATAGATATTTTAATGGAGGTTCATTACCATCTAAAGCAAGAATTCCTGTATTATTATTAGTTATATCTAATCTAATATCTACACCAGCTTTAGCTAAGAAATATTATACCTTAAGCTCGGAGACATTAGGAGATTATTGTTTACCTGATACTACAGAAACTTTAACAAAAGAAGGATGGAAAAATCCTTACGAGTTAAAGTTAGATGATGAAATATTAGGATATGATGAAAAATCTGATAGGGTCAAATGGACTAAAGTAGAGGATATACATATAACACCATACATTGGTAAAATGTTACATCTAAAATCTAAGAGAAATTCATTTGACACATTAGCTACACCAAATCATAGATGGTATGTAAAACCAATACATAGTTCAGCAAAATGGAGTCAAAGAATAAAAACAAGTAAGGATTTAAATACATGGGATACTATTCCTAGAGCAGCAAGGTCTATAAATATAAATAATACTGAATATTCCGATGAATTTGTTGAATGTGTTGGTTGGTTTGTTACTGAAGGAAATTGGCAAAAAAGTAGTAGAACTGGTAAAATTTACTCTGCTTTTATCAATCAGAATAAAATTGTAAATAGGAATAATTGTAATAGTATACGGAAATGTCTAAATAAATTATTAGATGATGAGATAAGTGAACATAAACACGGAAATGGAAATATAGGATTTTATATTCCAGCAAATACAAAGTTATTTAATGATTTAAAGAAAGTTTGTCCTAATAAACAATTAACTATGAATTTTATAACATCAATAAATACAAAACAATTAAATTTACTATGGAAGGTTATGAAATTAGGTGATGGTGATAAGAAACGAGATAGATTTTATCAGAAACTTAATGAAACTATGAATTCTTTTCAGGCTTTAAGTGTATTATGTGGATACGGAACTACTCTAAGGAAAAAGGATGATAATGGAGTATATTCTCTCAGTTGTCAAACTAAAAGGAATGTAGGAGTTAAAAACCTACATAATGGATTTAAAGACTATAAAGGAATTGTATGGTGTCCTAAGACTTCTTTAGGAACTTGGTTAGTTAGAGATAAAGGAGTAACATTTCTTACTGGAAATAGTTATACTTTAGCAGAACCAATATCTAGAGGTATGGATATACAATCTAGTCCTTTTATTATAACTAAAACTTGGCATGGAATGGCTATAGAAATGTTAGAGAAAATGTCATCTCCATCTGATTATGTTGTTAGAAAGGCTAATGATTAAGGAAAGATAAATGACTAAGTGTAAAATATGTGGAGAAGAATATTCATCTATTGGAAAACATATTAGAACTCATAATATTTCAGCTGAAGAATACTATCTAAGATATATCGGAGATGTTGGACATTGTAAAGTTTGTGATAAGAAAACAAAATTTCACACATTGAGTGATGGATTCTATTCTTTTTGTTGTAAGAAATGTAGAGACAAATATCAAACTGGAATAACATTTAGGAGAAAGCAATATATTAAAAAATCTTGTATGTATTGTAATAAAATTTTTACAATACCTCCTGCAGGAAGGAATAGAAAATTTTGTTCACGTAAATGTTATGCTGAGTATTTAAAATTAGTACTAGTAGGTGAAAACAATCCATTTTATGGAAAACGTCACAAAGAAGAAACCCTCAACAAAATTTCAGGAGAGAACAATCATGGATGGAATGGTGGTAGTTCATATATAGATTATCCTAAAGAGTTCAACAATAGACTAAAGGAGAAAATAAGAAAACGTGATAAGTATACTTGTCAAGAATGTGGATATACTCAAAAACAATTAGGATATACCCTACATGTTCATCATATAGACTATAATAAGAAAAATTGTAATGAAAATAATTTAATTAGTTTATGCAGAACATGTCATATGAAAACTAACTACAATAGGAATGATTGGGAAAATTATTATAGGGAGAAGTTAAAATATGTATAGAAGACCTTATAACTCTCAGGGAATGGAAGATGAAAGATATCCTCATAACTGGAACAAAATTAGATTTTATGTCTTTAGTAGAGATAAATATACATGTCAGATATGTGGTAGACCTAATTTAAATAAACCCCATTGTCATCATGTTGTTCCTATTGGAAGAGGGGGTTCATCAAATCCTGCTAATTTAATAACAGTTTGTGAATCTTGTCATAAAAAAATACATGGAATGTAATATGACTTATGAAGGTTTATTAATACACAATTGTTATATAGGTTCTTCTACATCATCTATAAATGAGTTTGGAGAAGTAAGACCAGAAACATGGACATATTCTACAACATCTACAAAATGTAGATTTGTACCTCTAACTTTAGAAGAGCAATCTAAGATAGGTGGAGAATTTAATAAAATATCTTATAAAGTATTCTTTCTATCTAGTGCATCTATTGATATGGGTGGTAGAATTAGTTACTCTGGAGATTATTACTATGTTAGATCTAAATACTTTGACTCCTCACACCATCATATAACTTGTATAGTGGAGCAAATATGAGCTTTATTAAAACAAAGATAACTGGATACAAAAAAGTCTATAGAAATTTAGAAAAGGTTAAATCTGCAATAGATACCGGAACTAAATCATGTATGGAAGATGCGTTAGATTATATCAAAGAACAATCTATAAATTTCTTAAAAGCTAATAAACTTGGAGTTGGATTGAAGAGAGACGAACAAAGTATAATTAATCCAGAAAATTGGGAGATAACTAAAGTAGAATCTAAAGGTAATACATTTACTAACTATCTGATTAGTAAATCCTCTCACTCTCAAGCTGTAGAATATGGAACATTAAATGCTGATATTCATGCTAAAAACTCAAAAGCTCTGTCTTTTATGTATAATGGTAAACAAATGTATAGATATAGAGTAAAAGGACAACCTCCAAAAGCTTTCTTTCAAAAAGGAATGTATATGGCAAAAGGAACATTACTGGATTTATTTGGAGATAAAGTAATAAAGAATCTTAGGATGATAAAATGAGTTATGCATCATATTCTTCTACGAGAAAGTTATTAGTAGATAGTTCAGATATAACAAGTTATATACCATCTAATTATATTAGAGTAGGATTTCCAAATGATGAGTTATATGTACCATCTATAACTATACACCAAACTGGTGGAGATAGTTGGGGATATTTAGGTTATAATACAGCATCTGTTGGAGAAAAGTTAAAGAGAGAAAACTCAACATTTCAAATAAATATATTTAATAATTGGTCAATTGTATCATCACAAAGAATTTCTGATTATATATCTAAAGCATTATTAAATGGAATAGGATATAGAAGAGTATCTCAGAGTGATGATTATAACAATGAAATTAAATCGTATGTAAATACTCAAATATGGACACATATAGAGAATGTAGATGATTAATGTACGTTATTATGTATATATAAATTGGTGAATAATTATGGGAACAGTAACTGGAAGTAGTGCATATATTGCAATTGGATCTCATGCTGCAGGAGCTGCCGCAACACTTAGAGCTGACAGTCTTTGGGGTATATCAGATTTTTCATTGAATGTTGCTAGAGGAACAGTTGAACAAGAACTTGTGGGTGAACGAGGTAATTATTTTACTCACGGTTCATTATCTTTAGAAGGTTCTTATACGTGTTGTAAGTTTGCTGCCTCTGGATTGTATGATGCATTAGAGAATGTTTTAGGAGATGCCACTTATCTAACTGTTTCTGGAAGTACTGGTTCAAATCTTAGTTGGTATTTTAGATCTTGTCAAGTGACTGGATATGATATATCAATGGGAGATGCTGATACTATTACGGAAGCAAGTATTGATTGGGTTGTTATGAATCCTCACCAAGTCTCTATTAATAATTCAGGACATATGGAGGACTAAAAATGACAGGAACACCAACAACTTATACAGGAGAAAATGCTTCAATTTGGATTTACTCAGGTACTAGTGTAGCAACTCATACAGGTTTAGGAATTTCTGACTTTAGCCTTACGCTAGATAAAGGAGTTGTAGAACAAGAGCTTGTAGGAGAAGCAGGAAATTATAGAGTAGCAGGTTCATTAAGTGCAGAATTATCATTAACCCATTGCAAGTTAGACCAAAATGCAGCTCCATGGATTCTTGGAGCAGTAGTTAAAGGAACTGATTTAGCAATTTCAGGAAATGCAGGACCTAATTCATTACATTTCTATCTAGTATCTTGTGCTGTAACAGGATTTGATATTAGTATGGGAGATGCAGATACAATTACCGAAGGTAGTGTTGATTTCGCAGTAAGAACTCCATATGATATAACAAGTACTACTGTCGGAAGAACTAATGTGTTAGTCTCAAATCAATAGAGTTAGTATAAACTAGTAGGAGGTGTTACTATAACTGACTCAAAGGAAAACAAAACAAAAGATAAACCAACAAAGAAAGATATGGAAGAATTCAAGAAGAAGGTAACAACTAAGAAATCTTCTTCAAATGAGGATATTGGTAGGAAAATTGCTACCAGAACCTTATTAGAGAGAGACTTTAATGATGATTGTCTTAAAGTTTCTTTTAACACCTCCCCTGATACTCGTAGAGCAATTATGGCTAGAAAGCCTAATCAGGAGGAGTTTCTTAAAATTTTAGCCTTGTCTGTCGAAGCTTCAAGTTTAGAAAATTCATCTGCAGATTCATCTAACTCTAAGTTAGTAGATGTGTATGATAAGTTAAATAAGCTTGCTGCTGATTTGTCTGTTGACGATTCATTGGATGAAGAGTTTTGGAGAACGAAAGTTTCCTTCCAAACGTTACAAAATTTCATATCTGAATTGATAATTGCCTTTCAACGAGGGAGCAATCTAAGTGATGAAGACTTAGAATCCTTTCGTTAATTCAGGTTTTGGATATCTAGAATATGAAATGTGTACTCTTCTAAATTGTACTCCAACTGAACTTGGACAAGCAAGAAGAAGAAATTCAAATGATGTTGCTTTTCTAGAAATGTCTTACCTTCACAGAAAACAAGAAGAAGCTAAGGCTTATGAGAAAGCAAAACGTGAATCTAAAGCAAAACGTAGATAATGTATGTCATATATGTAATATATAAGGAATAGAAATTATGACTGCAACAGTTCAAATAGAACAAGTATACGGTGCTTCACCTGGTACATTCTCTGCTAGAGATAGTAATTCAGTTAATTCTGGATTAGGTACTAGGTATATGACATATGATGATGGTTCTGATAGTTCTATTACTACATATCCTATTCCAATACCAACTAATGCTAATGGAATTAGTGGTTCTTATTGGGTTACTCACTGTCTAAATTGTACATTTGCTCCTGATACTTATATCAAGAATGTTAAATATTACCAAACTTGGTCTGTAGATCCAAATACAGATTGGGATTTAGATGGGGCTAGTTGGGCAGGAGCAGGAATTAGACCAGGATTATATATAGGAATTTCCTCATCTACAATTGCTGATGCTAAGATAGTAACTCAAGGATTTCCATCAGGTCAATATAAACAAGCAGGAGGAGTTCAAGGAGTATATGGTTATCCTATATCAACTGCTACAAATGGACATGACTATTATCTAGGATGTTCAAGTCCAGCATCTGGTGGTATGGTATCTATAGAACACTTTGATACACTATCTAATGCAATTATGGTACAATCAGGACAAGCATTAGGTGCTACAACTGGAAGAACATATTGTATAGTAACTCAAGTATTAGTAGGTAGTGGAGCTACTGCTGGAGATAAAACTGATAAAACAGCAACATTCTCATATACAGAAGCATAAATTGTATTAATGTATTTTATTTTATATTTTTTTATGTATTTATATGGTGTCTCACCAATACAATGGTCTATAATTAGAGGAATACAATCCTCTAGAGGTATCTTATGGGTTCAAGACCTTTAGTTTATATGTGGAATGCTATCTATAATGATGGTAGTAAACTTCCACAATATGACAGTATTAATGGAGAAGTCAAAATTTTTGACAATATATCTATTAATAAACTAATTAAGTTAGATTTACAACCTTTTACAAAATCTCATGAAGAGGTTTTTAACAAGGATGACAATATTGAGTTAAAATCTATTCCCTTTCTTCCTTCATATTCTATTCTTATAAAAGATGATAGAAGACCTATATACTATAGAGATGTATATATATCACAAGAACAATATCATCTATGTAATGAATGTAAGAAGGAATTTGTATATACTGATAAATCTCCAAGAATAAATAGTAAATATCCATCTCCAATATGTCCACACTGCGGTTCTCATGATTATTTATATTGTCCAAAAGATGATAAGAAATATGTGTTTGAGGAAACTGCTAATGGATTATGTCCAATATGTAAGGGACATCTACAAAATCATAAAATAACATCTGAACAACATTCTAGGGAAAGAAGATGGATAGAATATATCATTGGAGCACAACAAACAATAAATGGAAAGAATACTCAATTTAAATTAAGAATTGATGAATATGGTAATTGTAAGGTAGAATAGAAATATTATTAATATAGATGGTTTATAAAATGACATTAAGACATGTAACAGAAAATGACTTTAATTCTATTTATAATTTATATGAATCATATCGTCAGTGGCAACAAAATACATCAAGTCAATACAAAAAAGAAAATAATCGATATTTATCTTCTGATGAATTGAAGAGAATATGGCAAGGAGAAATGATAAGATTTCCAACTATATCTAATGTCGTATATTATGATAATATTTTAAGAAATGTTAAAGGCTATTGTTACGAAACAAATGGAAATATACTCGCATACACTCAATGGAATATAGTTAATAACAATGCAACTAATGAATTAATATTATATAACTTTGGTACACAAGATGGAAGAAATCAAATAGAGGATTTGATGAGGTACTCCTTTCAAGAATTAAATAAATTAGAAATAAAGACTGTAAACGGAAGAATGTCATCTTTCATGTTTAGAAGTGATGAGTTTAATTGGTTGAAGACGTATTCTTCTAGTCAAATTGAAGAGGATAGTAGAGATATCTATTATAATATAGTTAATACTATTGATAATTTATTGGAGCTTTAGAATGACCGTATATTCATCATCATCTATAATACAGTGGTTTGTTAGTGGAGCTTATCCTATAACAGAATCACGTTATATATCTGCACTTGCAGATGATTCTAGTAATTATTTAGATAAAATGTGTGCAAATTTAGATAGTCCAGCAGATTATGGTGTTTATGGTGGATTTGATTGGTCAATTCCAGCAGGTGCAACAATAGTTGGGGCTAGAATAGATATAGAAGCTCAAAGTTTTTCTGATTTGAGATTTTATATAATTGTTTCAAATGATAGTGGACAGACTTGGGGAAAGGCAATAGAAACTCCTACTATAGAATCTGACGGATATGAAATATATTCAGTTGGAGGACCAACTGAATTATGGGACTTGACTTGGAATGATTCATTAGAAAATTATAACTGGAAAATGAAAGTTAATTTAGATGTATCCTATACAAATGGCTGCAACAATAGTGGGTATGTAGATTATATTAAAGGATATGTATTCTATACTAATGACGAAACTCCAATTAGAAAACCTATTACATTTAGTAATTCTAATAAAAAAGTGATAATACAAAAAAACCAAACAAATAAAATTTATATTAATTAATGTTAAAGTAATATTAGAGGAAGTAAAATTATGACATGGATGGATGAGAAAAGTGAAGGACAGTTAATAGATGCTACTGAGTGGACTAATCAAGCAGATACTGTTGAATGGGTTAGTAGTAATTATTATAGTCATTCATCTAATACAGATATACATTTTCCATCATCATCTATAACTCCATGGTTGAATAATGTATATATTTCAACAAATTCATCCGTTGATGTTATGAATGATGTTGATACATCTTCTGATACTCCACAAAGAGATGAAGTTCTTAAATGGAATGGAAGTAATTGGGTTCCAGCTGCTTATGATACTACTTTTGAATTTTCTATAGCATCTTTTAGTGATGGAGAAAGTACAACTCAACTAATAGGAACTGGAGTATGGGAATCTAATAGTAATATGACGTTTTCAGCTTCATATAATAATGGTCCACCAGATGGTGCTTGGGTTCAAATGTCAAATAATGGAGGAGCATATTCCAAAGTAGGAAGTATGTCTCCATCAGATTATGAATCAGGAACTAATGATGAAGGAGATATAAATTATCCTGCATCTAAAGATCAATATCTTAGATTTAGATTAAGTGCAAATTGTGATACAGATACAGATTCAACAGTAGAATCTTCAATATATTTTAGAAACTATATTTATTATGGGAAAGCTTCTAAAAATTCTTCATTCTCAGAAGCTGATGTAGAAGGATTAGCTGGAAGTGAATTATCTAATGATAAAACTCAATTATGGGGAACAATAAATCCTGGAGTAGGAGAGTATATTGTATTAGCTTATCCAAATTCTTATGGAACTTTGAGTTCTGGAGATGATTATGAAGATGATGGAGGATCTTCTTTTAGATTTAATGGAATTACAATTGCAATGAAAACTGCAGAAACAGTATCTATTACAAATTCTGCAGGGTATACTGAAAATTATTATGTTTATGCATCTGAATCTGATAATTTGGGAAGTCATTCGTTTGATACAAGATATACTGAAATTAACTATCTATACTATGGGGTAACATCTAAAACAGATACTTATACAGAAGCAGATGTAGAAGGATTAGGTAACAGTACAATTACAAATGATAATACTCAAACTTGGAATGCAGTGAATGCTGGTGCTAATGAATATTTATTATTTGCATTTCCTAAGAGACTAGGAACTGTAACTTTTTATGTTGGTGGATTTGAAGGTGGATTTGAATCTCCTGAAACTGTTTCAGTTACTAATGCTAATGGTTGGACAGAAGATTATTATGTCTGGAGAAGTACCAATCATAGTTTAGGATCTACTACTGTACAAACTACTTAAGGTGATATTAAATGGCAATAGTTTTAATAGATAAAATTGCTCCTAAGAATGATGCTTTCACTGGAATGGTAGATGCTGAACAAGTTATTGGTGCTAGTGGTGCAGGTGGTTACTTACCATCTAGTACAATATCTGGAAATTCTATACAAGAGTATCAACTAAAGATATCTAATTCACCTACTAATGGTTATTTCTTAGAGTATAAAGATAATAGTGATAAATTAACTTGGGCTCAAGTTTCTACTACAGATGTTGCTTGGTCTGGTGCAATTGAATTTTACTCAGTATCGAGTTTAGTAAATACACTTAATAATTGGTATGCTAACTCTTCACAAAAATATTCTCAAGCTTATATTAGCACATCTACTGGTATATTTGCTTTACAGAGTGATTTAGATAATAATTATTATACAAAAAGTGAAATAGATACAATATCAGGTTCTATAATTACTCACACATCTAATAACTATTATGATAAAACTTGGATGGATACATATTCAGGCAATGTTGATACAAGACTAGAAGACTTAGAAAATAATATTGAATTTATTCCAACTAATTATATAACATCCTCAAATGCTATAATTAGATTTGCTGATAGCTCTGCTACTCAGACTAAGTTAGGAAATAAACAAGATACCTTGACTGCTGGAGATCATTCTACTGATTGGGAAACTGCACATGATTGGTATACAGAATCATCTCAATCTATATCTGAACATATTGACGATAGTACCATACATTTTACACAATCAGATTTAAATGATGACTACGCCGGTTCTGGAGCTTTTCAGACACATAAGGATGATGATGATATACATTTCCCATCTAGTAGTATATTAAATTGGTTGAATGGAGAATACCAACAATCTGGTGCTACTGGATTTGACTCTTCTTGGTCTGGAGCTACTGGATATTATACTGTATCTAGTAGTGTAAAAGTACTTGATACTTGGTATGATACATCATCATCTAAACTTTCTAAAGCATATGCAAGCACCTCTACAGGAGTTTTTGAACCTTCTTTAACAAAAGGAAATCTCACTGCATCTTCACCATTAACATTTGATAATACTAGACAGGTAATTGGTGGAACTTCAGAAGTAAGTATATCTCAAGCAGATACATCTACAGATGGTTACTTATCATCTACAGATTGGAATACGTTTAATAATAAATTAGATGGTTCAACTGCAAGTAGTAACTTCTTTTTAATTGGCTCTGGAAATACTCTTTGGGGATGGTACGCTAACTCTTCATCTAAAATATCAGATTATATAGCAAGCGGAGATGAATATAGTATTAACTATGATTGGTACAATACTAATAATGTAGGATTAACTTCTTTACTAGCTTCAGGAACTAAATATTCTCAAGCATACATCTCTACATCTACAGGAGTATTTGCTCTTGCTGTACATACTCACTCCATAGAAGATTTGTCAGACGTTTCTGAGATGACACCATCTGATGGACAAGGATTATTATGGGATAATGATAATGGTTATTGGTCTTCTCAAACTATATCTACATCAGATGTAGCATGGTCAGGTGCAAGTGATTTCTATGGATTTTCTTCTAATGCAATAAATCTTTTTGGTGCTTCTAGTCATACACATGATGATAGATATTTATATAAAGAGAATATATCTGAATTTACTCCAGACGGAGATTATGAACCAGCTACAAAGAAATATGTAGATGATACCGTAGAAGCTGCAGGTGGATATACTGATGAGAATGCACAAGATGCTGTAGGTGAAGCAATAACAAGTGGATTATCTTATAATGATAATACTGGTGCAATATATATTTCATCTTATTATACATTATCATCTCAAGCTAAACAAGGATATCTTTCTGGACAGAAAGTTAAAGACATTTTTGATAGTTCATTGTATTATAATAGTAGTTGGATAGATACTTATTCAAGTAATACAGATAATAGATTGGATTCTTTAGAAACTTATTCTTCAAATATATGGAATTATAATTCTGGAGATTTGTATTATAATGGAAAAGTTATTATAGGACATGAAAACTTTGACTTAGGTAATTATAATTTCCAAGTGTCTGGAGACTCATATTTTAGTGGCTCAGTAACTTTCTTAGGTGAGATATCCGGAATATCAATTCCAACTTATCCATCAGGAGTATCTAATAAATCTTATGTAGATTTAATAAGTGGTTCTATAATAACTCATATATCAAATAATTATTATACACAAACATGGATTGATTCGTTATCTGGTAATATTGATACAAGATTAGATAGTAAACAAGATTTACTAGATGGTAGTGAATACTATCCATCATCTATAGGTGCTGGATTATCAGGTTCTTTTAACACACACACTTCCGATAGTACTATTCACTTTACAAAATCTTCTTTAGATGATGACTATACTGGTAGTTCAAATGTTAATATTTCTCTTATTAATGCTATATCTAGTAATTTAAGAACTGATATAGAGGCTATAGAAGATACTCCAGTAAATTGGGGAACTCTTACAGAAGGAACTGGAATTGCACCATTAACCGGAGTTGGTATATCTGGTAGTGGTGATAATGATATTACAGTTTTAGGATATTCTACTATATCTTCACAAGCTAAACAAGGGTATGAGTTTTCAAGTAACTCTGATATTTTTGACAAAACTTCTTATATTACATCATCCAATACGATAGAACGATTTGCTGATAGTAGCAATATACAATCTAAATTCTTACTAAGTGGAGTTATTTATAATGCAATATCTTCACAATCAATGTCATCTAATAATATTCTAGTAAGTGATATCTACATATCTGATTGGGATAATAATTCTATAACACATACAGTAAGAGATTGGTTTAGATTAGTTCAGTCTCCTGGATGGATATCTGGAGGTACAATTTATCATGTTAGCACAAATAGCAATACAAGTCCTCCAACATTATATGTAACAGTATCTGGAGGACAAGGTTTACTTCGTGAGACCGACAATGATTTTTCTAAAGAATACTTTGTAACATGGCCTACATCATCTAACATTCCAATTACTGCTAGTAATCCAAAAGAGTTTGGAATTGAGTGGAATTCTGGAGACCCAAAAGTAAAATTTGCATCTCCTGGTTATGCTTGGAACTATGATACAGAATGGCCTATTGGTTTGGCTGTTAATAGAAGTGGCTCTATTTGTTTTACAAGAAATCAATGGTCTGTTAGAGATCCTATTACAAATATTATAGAAAGATTAGATGCTATGGGTAGAATAGTAAGAGATGCTACCTATGGAGGTCTAATACTTTCTAATACTGGTACTAGAAATATAAATATAACTGCAGGAAAATTATGGTCACGTCTAAATGAACATTATATAACAGGACAGGGTGCTGGAGATAGTATAGATACCTCTGCTGGAGATACGTTTGTAATGTTTGTATATAAAACTCCAACTACATACACAGTAGAAAATCAAACTGCTACACAATGGCCAAATTTATATTATTATAATACAGGCACAGAAACTCTAACTACTGTTGGTAATAACAAATATGCAAATCTTTGGGTTTACATAACTGCTGAAGGAGTTCCAGGAATGATTTATGGAACAGGTAGTTATGCAAATACTGCTGAGGCAGAACAAGAATCCCCTCCTACGAATCTACCAATTTGCATCCAATATGGTGGAATTTTCTTAGGTAGAATTATTTTTAAATATAATACTGATACACCAGTAGAAGTTCAAACTGCATTTGATACTGTATTTAATGCTGCTGAGGCAGCAACTCACAATAATCTGGCTGGGTTAAATGAAGGTGACTATCAACATCTTACTGCTACACAAGATAGTGTATTAACTGATGCAGGAGATGCATCTACATATCATTATCATGATGGAAGATATTATACAGAGACAGAATCTGATACTAACTTTGCTCCATCTTCGCTAACTAAATTGAGATATGATGAATATGTAGGACACTCAGGAAATACTAATATTCATTTTACTGTAGATTCTATTCGAGATGACTTTACCGCATCTTCACAAGTTAATAGATTATTAATTGATACTATATCTAGTAATCTTGATACTAGAATCGATTCATTGTTCTCTTGGTCATCTAATGCTTTAGATTTATATGGAGCCTCCTCTCATACTCATGATGATAGATACTACACTGAAACAGAAATAGATAATAATTTCTACACTCAAACTTGGATAGATAGTTTATCTGGATCTATAGATGATAGATTAGAAGCTTTAGAGGGAGTATCAGAAATAACATGGTTATCTTTAGAAACTCTTTCATCTAATGCTACAGATGCTTATAATTGGGTTAATGCATCTTCACAAAGATATGAAAGTATATTATCAAGTGGTAATGAATATAGTACTAATTATTCGTGGTACGATACATATCATACACAATTAGAGAATTATCTGGCATCTGGTGATGAATACTCTACAAATTATGATTGGTATAATACTAATCACGATGGATTAGATAGTTTATTGACATCCGGTAATAAATATTCTCAAGCTTATGCATCTACAAGTACTGGAGTATTTGCTTTAGCGACACATACTCATGATACATTTGGTTTATGGAGTGGAGCTAGTGAATTCTATGCATTCTCATCTAATGTTAAAGATGATATAACTTCCTTATTTGATACATCGTCTGCACATAAAACTCGTTTAGATAATCTAGAAGGAGAATCAGGAATTGGCGATATATCTTGGACTTCACCAACAGATGGTTTAGGAATTACAACTACAGGAGATGGAAAGATATCTGGCAGTATTACTATTACTGTAGATGATTATATTGCATCTTCGGTTGCAGTAGATAAATTCTATTATCAAGAATCAGATTTAACCTCGGTATTAAATGATAATTATTATCCATCATCCCTTGGAAATCAAAATATAACAGCTTTATTTACAACTTCATCTAATTTTAATACTAGAATAGAAACTTTAGAGAACCAAGATGAATTTGTAAAAGAAAATTATATCACATCTAGTAATGCTATTAGTAGATTCTTAGAGTCTGGCGGAGCCAAGTGGGTAGACCTTACTGATGGGAGTGATACTACACTACACACCCACCCTGGAATGACTACAGATGTGGCTTGGAGTGGAGCAAGTGAATATTACGGACATTCAAGTAATTCTTCTATTCACTTTACAGAGGCATCTATAGACCATACAAATATACAAAATGTAGGTAGTAATACACACACTCAGATAGATAGTAAATTAACTGATTTATTTAATTTCTCAACAAATGCAATTGGACTTTATCATCCATCTAGTTATGGGATATTTTCTTACATATCATCACAAATTATTTCTGGTGGTTCAATTACTTCATCAGATTTTAATATTATAGCCAACACCATATCGGGTCTTATAGATCCTATATGGCCATCCGCAGCAACAAATAAACATTATGTTGATACAATTTCTGGTGCATTAGATACTAGAATAGACTCCTTATTTGGTTGGTCATCAAATGCAATTTCTTTATATGCACCATCTTCAACAACGAGATATGGTTGGGCATATGTAGCCAACGGAGCAACTTTTGCTCATAATTGTGGAAGCAAACCTTCTTGGGTTAATCTATCACCAAGTGGTACATCACCAATAATGTATTCATTTACTATTGATACTGATAATGTAACAGTGTATCATTCATCTCCAGATTCTGAATCGTTTAGTTGGAGGGCGGTAATATAATGGATTCAATTTTATTACAAAAAATAATAGATGGTAGAATAGAGATAGATAAATATAGAAGGGACAGAATTGAATTATCATCTAATAAAAAATCTAATTACAGGAAAAAGCATATAGAATTAGAATTAGAACTACTTAATAGTATAAGAAAATTAGGATTTATTGATATTAGTGATTTTGTATCTAAGAATGAAGAATTAGTTGTAGAAGAATTAAATACTAAATACAAGGTAATCGGTTTTTGTAATAAATGTGGTAAGTGTTGTAGTAATATAAATTGTAAATATTATAAGGACGGATTTTGTAGTATCTATGAAAATAGACCAGATGAATGTAAGATGTATCCGAGAGTAATTGATTTTATTAAAAATTATGTCCCTAGTTCTTGT